TTCTTTATGGAGAGAGGGTATGCAGCGTGGAAGAGCAATGATTTGACTCTTCTGCTTTATGCAGATGAGGATATGCGTGCGATGGATGAAGAATACGCATTGCTCATGTCTGCCATGCCTCTTTTGGAGACTGGTAGATTGCACGAGTTAGCAAATTACGACGAACGTATTGCTGACGAACATGAGTATGACTCTCGTGTTAGTGCACTTTTGGCCAAAATCACGGGTCTTTTCAAAATGGAAAGACACCCACAAGCCAAGACAATTCTGTCCAATAAAATGGTTCAGTTGTCTAAGGTGAGAACACAATTGATTTTGTGCCAAAAACAGTCGTGCATTCGGGAAAAGCCTTTTGGCATCCTGATTCATGGCGGTTCCGGGGTTGGAAAAACCTCAGTGAACTCCATTTTGCTAAAGACTTTGTCTGCAGCAAATGGGTTCAACAGTTCGAAGGAGGCTTTTGTCACTTTGAACGAGGCTGATAAGTATATGTCAGAATATCAAGCCTCACACACCGCTGTCACATTGGATGATTTTGGTAATACAAGACCAGAACACTATGAACGGTCGCCTTGCGAACAGGTTATCACTTTCCTTAATAATGTTCCGAAAGCTGCCATTAAGGCGGAAGCGGAATTGAAAGGAAATGTGATGATTCAACCTAAGTTCGTTACAGTAACCACCAATGTGAAGCATTTGCACGCGCACACGTTTTCAGCGGAACCAGCATCCATTCTACGACGATTCGAAGTAGTTTTGGATGTCCGCTTGCGTGACTCCTTCATTGACAAAAGGACACATGTTTTGGATTCGTCGAAGATCAAACCAGGGCAATTCATGCCCGATGCATGGTTGATTGATGTGGAATTCGTTGAAATTGTCAGAAGGCCAGGAACGGAAAAAGACACCTACAGATTTACCACTTTGAAAGAAGATGCTTCAATTTTTGAAGTTGTGGAAATTTTGAAGGACATGTCTATGAAACACTTTCAGAAGCAAAAGAATTTTGTGAAAGTTGTTGAAGACATGTATGATCAACCGTTGTGCGAGCATTGTTTTCCTGCAAAGGAATGTCCATACTGTGCGAAATGCATGGACAATCAATGCTTGTTTGAGCCTTTGGGTGATTTTGACACATATGATCCTAAGCTGTTGGAGAGCGTGCGTGCATCCATTGCTAATCGACCAATCGAACCAAGTTTGCCTGAAATAGTGGCAGATTGGTATATTGAGAGGAAGATTTCGCGCGTTTTTTATGACGCGCGCATTGGATGCAAATCCTTTTGCGATTATCTGAGAGAGAAGAAATCTTGGATTTTGGGAGCCGCATTGGGCGGTACAATCGCAGTTGCAGCATTTTATGCTTTGAAAGCATATTTTGAGATGCGGCAACAGGGCGCTGTCGAGTCCATCCCTGTCAAATTTGAGGATGACAAGGAAAATCCATGGAAAAAAGTTCGGATGGTCAACATTCCGAAATCTTTGGAAGCTAACACAACCACATGGCAAGATTTATCTGCCAAAGTTTCTAAAAGTATAGGTTTCATTGATATTTTCAACATGGAAAAGACAGTGCGAAGATCGTGCATGATTATGCCGATTTGCAATAATTTTTGGATATTGCCTTCGCACATGCTAAAGGATGATGAGGAGTATGTCGTACAAGTTCAGACGACTCCTAGGGACATTCTTGGCAAAAATCCCACCCAGGTCATTGGACCTGAATTGTGGTACCGACTTCCAGGCACAGATTTTACGTTATTGTGCCTCACATCTGGTGGAGATGTGTATGATTATAGGAAGTTTTTGCCCGAAGCACATGATCAAATTGATGGAGTCCATGTACATAGTATTTTGAAAAATAGGGAAGGACTTACATCAGAATTTGATTTCCAGGTTGGACGCAAGAAAACGATTAATTCGTATGCGGCGAAGTTTACAGGTGTGGATTACTATTTTCCACAACCTACCAAACCTGGCATGTGCATGATGCCATTGATTCCAAAATTGCGGGGAGCATGCATTTTGGGATTTCATTTGGCAGGACTTAATGGTAAAACTTATGGAGCCAGTGGTTTGTTGACCCGGGGAATGGTTGATGATGCTGTTGCGCATTTAGCAGACAAGGGAGTTTTGCAAGCGCATTCCACTGGTGAAATGGTTACTGAAAAGTATGGCATTAATTTTGATGTCGTATCTGAACCACATACCAAGAGTCCAGTGCATTGGTTGCAAGATGAGGAAGATGGTACACAACCCATCTGCCAAGTCTTTGGGCAACATGCACAACCAATTCGCCATTTCAAATCTGAAGTTCGTGAATCTCCAATTTCAAAGTTGGTGGAGGAAGAACTTGGTTTACCAAACAAGCACGGTAAGCCACAAGATATGAATTCTTGGCGACATTGGCAGAGGGACTTGGACTTGATGTCTAAGCCCCGTGGAATGTTTCGTCCAAAAATCATGAAGAAAGCTCGAACTGATTTGAAAATCATGATCGACAAGATTTTGGATGAACAACCAGATTTGGAAAAATTGATCCATCCTTATAGTTTGGATGCTGTTCTCGCTGGAGTCGACGGAGTTAATTCTGTTGATCGCGTGGATTTGAGCACATCTATGGGATGGCCTATCAACAAACAAAAGAAAAATTTTATTCGTGAGAGTTTTCGTGAAGTTGAAGGTATCTCATGTCCTTTGGACATGGATGAACAATTTTTGGAGGAAATGGTTCGCATGGAGCAATGTTTGCTGCGCGGTGAGCGTGTGCATACTATATTCCGTGCAAACCTGAAAGACGAACCGACCAAATTGACTAAGAACAAAGTGCGCGTTTTTGCTGGTTGTGAGTTTGCTTTCTTGCTACTTGTAAGGAAGTATTACTTATCACTTGTTCGAGTCATGCAGAAGAATTGGGAAAAATTCGAATGCGCGGTTGGTATTGTCGCTCAAGGTCCGGATTGGACCAAATTGGCCAATCACCTCACAAAGTACGGGAGTGAGAGAATGATTGCTGGTGATTACTCTGCTTATGATAAGCGAGCTTCACCAGAAGTGATGATGGCATCTTTTGATGTTATGATTCACATTGCCAAAAGGGCTGGATACAACGACAAACAATTGACAATCATGAAAGGAATTGCGACTGAAATTTGTTGCCCTATTTATGAATACAATGGAGTTTATGTCAACATGTTGGGATCAAACCCATCAGGACATCCATTGACTGTCATTGTGAACAATCTTTCAAATAGCTTGTATATGCGTTATACGTATTACGCGATGCATGAAGGAGAGAGGGTTCCGTTGTTCCATGAAAGAATTGCATTGATGTGTTATGGAGATGATAATGCCATGGGAGTGCACCCGGAGGAGAAGAAATTCAACCACACGAGTGTTATGAACGAGTTG